CCCCTTTCTTTTTTAGTTTTATTAAGATTAGTATTCAAGAATAGCGTAATCGTATGCTAACGTTAATTCTATACTTACTGGATCTGTTGCGTTTGACCAATCCATCTCACCAAAGTTTGCTGATGTGATGAATGCTCCTTTCAAAGTCCATTGTTCGATCTTATCACCAACTGGTCCGAGTGCGTAGAATACAGGGTCTTTTTTGTAGAACGCTGCGTATCCATCTCTACCCGTTAATGATTCGTGAGATTGTCTTACCCACTCCATTACCTGTTGTGCTCCTGATGGAACAATTGGATCGTATAAACTGATGGTTATGTTTTCCCAGTTTGACTTACCTTTTACTTTTCTCTTTACATTGATATGGTCTAATTCAACAATTTCAGATGTAAAAGTTGGTCTAGCTGCTGTCTTTATAAGATATGATTCTATACCATCAATCTCCATAATGAATCTGTGAGCCAGCTTCGGTTCAAACTGTGTATAGAATATTTTTTGAAAATCTAATATTTGTGGCATTTTACTTTACTTTTTATTTATTATAAATATATACTTTTTAAATTATCCTTCAAAAGTTGCTCCTGTTGGGAGAATGTTGAAGTCAAGAACTATGAATTCCGCAGTCTTAGTAGGTTGTAAGTAAATATCACCTTTAAGAATGTTTCTATCAATTACATCCGGAGTGTTATTACTTTCATCCATTACAACTCTGAAAGCGTATAGACCTTGTCTTTGTTGGATAGATTCTAAGTATGGGTTTACAATTTGTAAGAATCTTTGTCTTGTTTCAGCTGAATTCTGTTCAAACACCAAATATCTTGAAGATGATGCGATGAACTTTCTAACTGTTAACAATAATCTTCTTACGTTGATTCTATCAAGTGCTGATGGTCTATCTTGTAAAGTTTTCTGTCCGAATACCACAATACCTTGTCCAGGGAACTGAACGATTGGGTTCACCTTACCTTCATACAAATCATCCTTTTCAGCCTGAGTCAATCTATTTTGAACACTAACTGCTCCCAACAAACCACCTCTGTTCAAACCTGCTGGTGCGAACCATTCAGCTGATACATTATCAGATGCTGCGAACACACCTGGAAGTAATACTGATGGTGGAACTTGAATCAATTTGTTAGTATTAATATCTACAGTCTTAACCCATGGATAGTAAGTTGCTACATAGTTTGAATCAATTGCTGATGCCTGTGTGATTGCTTGTGCTGGTGTATCACTCCAAAGAGTTGAGTCCATTATATAGAAACAATCTGCTCTATTTTCACACATTTCCAATACACTTGTTACAATTGCTGGGTGTAATCTTCTAATAACACCTGGAGTTGCTACCATATTGATGTCAAACTCATCTGCGTTTGTAAGTGCTGCGATTGCTTTAGCGTAAGCTAATGAACCTTTTGCAGTTGAAGATGATAAATCAAAACCTTGTGAATTTCCGGCAGTAATTTCATCACCTGAACTAATTACAGTTGCTGGACTCATGCCATCGAAACCTTCTTGGAAACATACTATGAAGTTTCTTTTTGATAAATCCGTAGAAGTAGTCAATGAAACACCATCTATTGTATCAAGTGAGTATGCACCATTTGCTCCAACAGTTGCTCCTGCAGGAATCGGTTTCAAATATATTAAGTTATCATCGTTGTTATCCAAATCTAAACCACCAAATTGTGTTGCAGATGCACTTACGAATGATGCAGTTGGTATTAATGCACTTACCGCTGTAGATGCTGATACTGGTAATTGATATGCTGCGTGTGCGAATGGAACTGCTTGAACAGGAATTTCATTTGCATTCTTATATCCTGTATCGTTACTATTCCACAAACGAATATATCTTGATTGATTTGCCCAATCACCATATTCAGAAATCTTACCTTCTGTATTAATTACTCTACTTCTATCACCAACCACTCTTGCGATGTAGTTTGGAGAATTTGGATCTAAAGTTACATTATTGAACTGCTCAAGAATTGTTCTTTTCTTATTTGTATCAGAAAACTGTCTAACAAATACAGAGAATGTACCATAATCAGAACCTGCGATTGAACCTGCTGGTTTGATATTTGTGATACCAACTTTTACTTTTGTATTTGCTGCGTTACCAACGCCTAATGTATAGAACTTAAACAAATCATGTCTTTCACCACTAATCAATTGAGATTGAATTGTTGGTGTTACTGCTTCTTGTGCATCAAATGTGAAATCTTGGTCACCTAAAACTGTTGCAGTTACAACTGATCCAGATACCAATGGAACACTATGTTCTTTGAATAATCCATAAACATATCCACCTTTAGTTCCCAATGGGTTTGTTCCAAAAAGAGATTCAATATCATTTGCATCTTCTGAATCAACTGATGATGTTGCATTTACTCCTAAGAAAGAACTACTGATGAAGAAATCACCAAATCCTAAGTTAGTAATAACTGCTCCAGTAGATCCTGATAAGTTACTGTTTGTACCAAATATGATACCAACCGATGCTGTCATTGATCCTGATGCAACTGTTAATAAAAGTGGATTTTGTTCAGTATATCCACCCAAACCAGCTACTCTACAAATTGTAGCTACGCTTGATTCTCTTAAATAATTTTGAACTGCGATTGGGGTGTAATAAGTTCCGTCTGGAACACCAAAAAGAGTTTCAAACTCTGCCTGTGAGTTTACTATTGTAGGAACTACAGGTCCCTCTTTGAACGGTCCTATGAAAGCCGCTCCAATGTTAGCAACACCCTGTGCTAAGAACGATAGGTCGTTTTCTCTAGTAAAAACGCCTGGTGATACTATTTTTTCTGCCATTTT